AAGAAGTTCTGGGGTAGTACAGGCTTAAGCTTAACCTTTACTTTATCTTGAATGTTGACGCCCACCGCCTGAAGGTCACCGTCCATTAACGGTTGAGTAGCAGGCGACATCTCTTTCATTTCTTCGATGATTATTTCACCAACGCCCGTGCCAAATACGGCGGCATTGATAAGGCATTCCGCAACAGACTTACGGATCATGCAGTTTTCAAAGTCTTCGGTAAGCTTGTTTCTTAGGAAAAGAACGTCTTCGCGTGAGGTGTCACCCATGTTATCGGAGACATCAAACCACTTACCTCTGCCAAATGTGGCCTCTTCTAGCTCGGCAACATTAGATTCGACAGCTTGCTGTAGAGCAGGAGAGATAATACGGCTACGCTCACTCCGACGCTCGCTATCAGCAGGATCCCACTGACCACGCCATAGGCGATAGTATTCCTCAAAACGCGCTTCATAGTTAGATTCATAGTAATCACGCCAGTTTTCACACTTAGTTATTACCCAATCCTCTAAGGATTCTTGAATCATCAAAGGATCTTGTTCGTACAGGTCGCTCATATTAGTATCCCGCCACTATGTCTAAGATGTCGTGGTCGTCTATTTCGTATTCATAGTCATAAGCTACTTTGGCCAGTTGGTCAATGTAAGCCAATGCGTCTATCAAATCATCGTGGGTCAAAGGATCAGGGAATTGGAACAGTTGGTCAAGGAATCTTGAGTTCCATTCGCCTTTATTCAGGGTGATATAGCCATTTTCAAAGCGCCCTTGTAGCGCCCACATAACTCTATCTACTTTCTTTTTGTTGCCGTGGGTGAGTTCTTCTACCCGAAAAAACGTACCGTACTTCTTTTGCAGGTCAGTTAAAGGGGACATAACCGCTTGTTTGGCTATGCCCCTTTCGATACCTACGGATACGGGTCTGTAGTCTCTTACGGCTTGGAAGATTTTGATGGCCGTTTCGTCGAGCGTCCACCTGCCGTAGATGATGTTTTCGACGTACCAGCCTTCTTCCGAGACGTCGACGACGGCGATCGCGGTTTCGTCGAGCTTCGCGTTTTTGGTGCGCTTTTTGTTGACTTCTTCAAAGCCGGCGAGGTCGATGGCGATGTAGTAGTCTCCACGGGGCTCTCGATCTGCTTCGACCCGAACCCAATCTTCCTTAAACATTTCTGAACCGCGAGCTTCAAAGCTTGCCATAAATTCTTGACGGAAAGCATAACTAGACATACTCCTTTTAGCAGTATTGATTTCATCTTTATCAAGCAGAGGATTATCGTAAGAAGTAAAATGGTAGGCCGCGTAAGTTTCATCATCACCCAGCTCCGCATACTTATACAATTCGTAAAAATGGTTCCTGCCCATTGGTGTCCCAATGAACATTGCACATCCCTTCTGATCCGCCAAAGCGGGTCTCAGGATCTGCTCGAATACGTCAGGCTTCATATCCGCATATTCGTCTAGCACTAGGAACTTGAGCGAGACACCTCGCATCGTCTCTGGTCTATCAGCGCCCTTGAGGCTAATGGTTGCTCCATTGACCAGTTTGATTTGGAGATTATTGATGTGACTACCAGCGATAACAGGATGACCCAACTCCAAAAGAGTTTGCCACATGATGTCCCGCGCCTGCCCTTGCGTTGGTGCAACGTAGAATACATGTCCCCTATCGGCCTGCAAAGCATTTACTATTAACATCCAAGCGGCCAGTCGAGATTTACCGGTACGCCTTCCTGCCGCTACGATTTTAAAGCGCGTATCGTCTGCCCAGACTTCTTGTTGCCAAGGCAATAGTTCTATATTGAGATCACTCAAAAGTTCAGCCTTGGTGTTGCAGTTACCAGTTCAAACGAAATGATGCTAACAAACGTAGATCCTGCCTCTGGCGTTAGCGTTAGGGTGTCACCCTCCTTTGCTACGAGGAATTCACCGAACTGACCGCCAAACTCTAGGAAATCACCACTGCCTACGTTTTTCCCTGATAGGAAATCAATGTCTACACCGCTGTGCACCCACTTAGCACTAAGGCTTTTACTGCTACCCGTGGTATTTGAGATAAACAGATAGGTAACAATCGCATCATACCCTGCGGGTACATCAAGGATTGTATTAGCAGAGCCAGCGGTTAGGGCATCACCGTGCGAAAACTTCACGAGTACGTCCACATAACGGGGGTTGTATCGCGATTATCGACGTGAACAAAGCTTTTCGCCACACCGATACCACCAAAATTAAGCTTTAACGCTTCATGCACGATATTCATGCGTTCAACACCGTTAGTTACGCGGATATCACAGGCGATACCTTGCGAATGCGTCCCAGGCTTTTCCTTATTCACCTCGTTGGGTTGTTGGTATGTGTGCAGTTGAACTCTTCTCTTTTAAAGTATTTCACCGTTATCCCCATCAATAACCGTAGGTTGGATAGTATTAGGATCGAAGTCACCCATAGTGGAGCCCGCATCCTTAACATCTGCCGTGCCAACCCCAGTAATGTTGATCTGAATAGCAGATTTCCCGCCATTTTGCACGACATCTTTTTCAAATGCCGCTACAGGCAGTATACGATCCATGACTAACTTCCATGCGGCGGACTGATTCTTGTGGTCATTGTCTAACGCGGCATCAAATATCGTATCAAGAACCAGCTTACTCTTAGGAGAAGCCAGCATACGCGCTTTGTACTCGTTAATCTTGGCGGCATCACCCTTAGGGCGGCCTACTTTGCCTCTGCCACCTTTGGAATGCCTGGCTAATTCCGCTTTAGAAGGCGCACCTTGCTCCTGTTTTCTTCTTTTTATTTCTGCTTTGCGCTTTTTGAAGTGACTTTCTTCAGTCATTGCGAAATCTCCTCATCATTAAACCTTTCCACAACTGCTCTATGGGGCGCAACTCTTTGGCCTCCATCTTTATCCTGGGGCCATACCCGTAATCATGTGGCGTAGAGTTAGATAGGAAGGATGTTTTGTCTATCCAACCATTGATCCTTAAAGTATTTTCTTTGTTAGCCTGACCAACCAACACCGCAATGTCAGCTTGGAACTTATTTGCGTTATCAAATACCAAGGGGCCATACTCTTTATTTGTGGTTTTAACGTCTATAGATATGCTGTCAAACCATAGATCAACACCACCATCGGTAAGCACATTGACTGTTGGGGGATCTATCTGGAGCAAACGGGCTACAGCAAACTCAGCCTTAAAGCCTAAGATGTTTGCATCAACCCTAGACTGCTGTTTGTTTTCTAGCCTAGGGGGGAACCCCTGCATTTCACACAGCTTAACTGTGTCGGCACCCATCAATGTTGACTGGTGCGCATCTCTTTTGTTGATTGTGATTAACATTAAAAATTGGGTTCTATATGTCCAACCCGCCCTCCCTATCCTATATATATACTCGGTGCTAAACAACCCCTACCTTACTCTAATACTTGCTCGATGCAAAACGCTTGGAAAAACATGAGGTGGATCAAGGGGTTAGCGAATCCAAAAATGACTCTTTTTTGTATCTGGGTGGGTACTATATACACCTAACAACTACAAATACCCCTCCCCCCTCTCTTTTTCTGTCTGTATTTGCATCACTCTGTCCGTTTTATCCTACTGACCCCACCATACATAAAAGCTATGGCATAGGCTGAGGTATTGATCCCGTGAATGTGGGGAGTGAGAGGCGCAACAGCACCCCATAACCCAATCACCAAACCCACCGACCAGCTCCAAACCCAAACCATTTGTCACATTTCAAAATAAATAAAAAAGGTTTTGTCACATTCTGTTGTGTCTATCTATTAGATGTCCATACTTATATCCATCAACAACGCAACGGAGAAAACGCAAATGTACGACTTTACTTACTTAGACGGACTCACCATCAGCCAGCTTGAAGAGACTTACCGATGGGCATACTGGAGAGACGACGAGCACTGCCAAGCCTTAGCACTTGAGTGCTTCAAACGAATCTTAGAGATGGCCGCATAAAGCGGCCCATCACTTCAACCAAAAGAGGGTTACACCATGAAAGCAGGAACATCTTGGATCACCATCGAGTTCAAACAGCCATCAACTAAAGAGTGGGTATTCACTCGCGGCTATCCATTGGACGGGGACAACGCGGCGGAGATGGTCGCGGAATGCTTCGCTGACTTGGAGAACGAAAAGCGTAACGGCATCTTGCCAGCCAGTGACTACCGCATCGGCTTTAAGAAGATACCGGAGAAGGAGGCATAAAAAATGCGAATTCAAGTAGCTACTTACACAAACAAAGACGACGGGCTCGAGGCTCGCATCTACTTCAATCACGGGAGCGCCTTCCCTTACACCGTCGAGATGTGGGACATGGACGCGGACGAATGCGCCCTAGCCAAGACGGTCGATAACTTAGACCGAGCCCAATCATTCGGTCGGGCGTTCTGCGGAGAAGGTTACAGCGTCGAGGTTTAAAGCATAGCCGGTCGGGCTCCTTCGGGAGTCTTTCCGGGTGCGCTTTTCACCATCAACCAAACAACAGAGAGAGATTAACCATGAGTAACAGAGTAACGAACAGACATATTGAATGTGCGCTTGACTACCTAAACGACAACATAGGCAAGAAAGACGGCGAGCTTGGGTGCATCAGAACCTACAACAACAACGTTGTTCAACTGGTAACCGAAGGCGGCGGTATTCGAGTGCTTGCGTACACGTCAACCAAGCGCGAGGCATACGACACGATTCAAGCAATGAATAATTTCTACATATACACGCAGGAGGTGAAAGCATGAGCGATGAATTGTTCGGCTTTACCGTAATCGACAGAGACGGCGGCGAGTTGTTCAGCTCCGAACCTGAGTACGAGACAGGCAAAGAGGCCCAGATCGCCGGCGAGCATTCACTGTGTGACCTAAACGGCGGGAGCCTTGAGGTCTGGCTGTGGGATGACAGTCTCGAAGACGTAACCAAAACATGGGAGGTGTGAACATGTGGAATCTTAACCTAGTCATCGGCGGCTTGATCGTAGGCACTGCCGCTCACGTCATCATCGCATTTATGGCGGCGATTAACTTCATGTGGTGGACAGCGGCGCTTGCAGGCGTGGCGTCGTTTGTCGGCTTTTACTTTATTGACCAGATAGAAACCTTAAAAAGAGAGGAGCGGTAACGATGAGAATTGATAGCGGCGTAGCTATGCCGGAGAAACAAAG